CTGACAGTAATTGCGTATTGCTACATCATACGAAGCCACCATGATTGGTGTATCGCAACCATAGCAATTACGCGTGAGGTATTTCGGTGTAGTCATTGTGACCTTTCTCTAACGGGAGTTGCCCCGCTAATGTCTGATACTGCGTGGCTCGCAGAACCAGTTGTGCGTGTTTCGTTGTATCTCCTTGCAATAGCGCCTGTTCAGCGTCATGCAAGAATAACTCAGCGCGTACCCCATAGTAATACGGGGTAGGTGGTACAGGCTTATGATTCTTACTCATTACTCCCCGATTCTATCACTGCCATGACGGCATTGACAACTTCATCGAGTGTGCGCTCTCGCATGAACACAGTTTCTTGTTCAGCAGAGTAAGTAAGACCAGCATTGACTATTGCCCGTGCTATATCGTTACGGCTTACCACCCCCAACCACCGCCTTCGTGATAGGTAGCGGGCTTGCTTGTTGCTCTCTTGTGATAGCACATGCAATCTCCCTTGTGCATATTGCACATGTAGCATGAGGCACAGGTTGGACAGTAATCCGTCTCAACTTGGCCTACTTGAACTTGAGTGTCGCATACATAACAGAAATCGCTTCCCTCACCCCCGAAATCTAAGGGCTTGACCGAATACCAGTTGCGACTACTGGGTAGATAACACGAATCGTTAGACCACCACACGCCTGTTGTATCTTTGGTTCCCTTACTCTCGTGTATGAGGTAAGCCTGATACTCAGCTCGCGTGTCTACTGTGAGGATAGCAACCTTGGAACCCGAAGTGAAATCTTCGATAAGGTTCATCACCTGTGGATTATCTAGCGCAGACACACCGCCAATAGCGGGCAGTAAATCCTCAGCAAAGATACGAGTATCACTACGCGTATCTCCTGTTGGCTCAACGATAGGCAGTATGCCATTGTGTGCAAGATAGGTGCGCTCATCACCACCTACCTTGAACGGGTGACAGTTATCTACTGTCATTGAACCATGCGTGGCGAGTCGTGCGTGCCACAGTGCATAGCCATCAAGATACTTACTGCGCATCTCAATGAAGCGGTTGATTGAAGTGTCGGGGTTCATGGTGCGTTCAGCGTGAATACGATTCTCGCTTGGTATTACGATAGCAAACCCAAATCCGTGTGGGTTATTTAACGCAGAGTTTTCTAGTTTCTCGCGTGACGGGATTACATTGGGTGGTACTAGGCATAGCATACACATGGCATATCTCCTTAGTCATTGTCTGACGGGTCGGTGTCACGAGAGAACGATTCGCTCATGATTAGGGCTAGGTTGGGATATTTCTCTGACTCTTGGGATACATAGCCTGTGAAGCGTAACCAAGACAGAGCGTTATTCTTGCCTGTAATCTTGAGGTTGCGTGTGTATTCCACACTAGCAGTTACAAACTCAAGGGCAGAGAGTACGCGTTCCTTGCGAAGGGAACCCTTGAAGACGCGTATCTCTATCGTTGCAAAGTTTTCTGTATTGACGGCTGCACAATGTCCGTGCATAGAGTGTCCTTGCTTGACTTTGGGCACGAGTCTGCCCTTGTCTGAGAAGGAAGCGTAACCACTTGAGGCACGCCCTGCGATACGCGAGACTTGTTTCTCGTTATCGTAGATAAGTTTCATGAACCGCAGTTGGTGTGCCTGCATGTGCATGATGTCTTGAGGTGTGGATTTGTAATTGACAGTACCACCAAAGGCCTCACGAGATACATGGACATGAAGCCCACATGTGGTGGTATTCCATGAGAGCATACCTTTTCGCTTTAACTTGGTCAGCACACTCCACTCGAACTGCTCTTGATAGTACTCAAGGGTATGTGGGTGTGTGACTATCTCGAAGCCGTCATTGAGTGAGCCGTCAGATTTCATGTAGGCGTGTTCACCTAATATGTCCTGTGCCATTTTAGCCATCTCGAAGCGTGAACTGTTACGCGTCTCAACCTCTAACTCAAAGCCCATGTGGTATGTGCCCTTGCCAAAGAAGATAGGGTTAGGCTTGTATCCGTAACTGTGTATGATAGTCCCGCTTTCGCTTTCACTATCGTCACAATCATGGTCGTCACCACTCCATATCTCAGCGCCACAATCCTCACAATCGTAGACATTTTCTCGTACACATGAATTACAGTACCGAGTACCTCTATGGCGTGTTGAGTTATCGAAGTGCACATTGTCCTCACACGATTCGCAGTAGATGAAGTTACTTGCACCACCATGCGAGTCGTAGTATTCCTCTGCGCATGAGTTACATCTCCAACCCCTGTCAATCTTGACCATATCGCTGAACATGGTGGGGTCATGCGTCTCGCTAGTGATGTAGAAACGCATGTGGTCTCCGTATGCTCTGTTGTTTGAGTTTGCGTATCTGTAATCACAATCCTCACACGCCTCAAAACTTCGGCAAGCCGAGTGAACCTTGACAACAGTTTCCTCTCGCAAGCAAGCCTCTACTAATTTCCACCGCACAACAGTTTCGTCTACATACTCAGGTCTGAGGCAACCTGCACATGTATCATCTGATGTGTAGAACGCGAAGTCTTTAGCCAACGGCATTGGTTCTTCGATTGGGTATATCGCATGCGAGAGACACCGAAGGCAAAACTCCAGCGTTTCTTGGCTTGAGTGTACGAACAGATACTCAGGCTGATTGCATCTTGCGCATATTCCTATGCGTGTGAGTCCGTATGTCATTTTGCTACCTGCTTTTCCCCTGTGCAGAACCCACAGGTTAGTTTATGGTTTGGGCTACGGAAGATTCCGTCTAGATTGTATGTAGTGCCGAGTGCGTCACCACATGAACGAAAGATGAGACAAGCAAACTCCTCATCTGATAGACCTGCCTGTGTATCTGCTCTGTTGCTGTGTAGGCTCATGACTGTGAGCCTGTCAAGAAGTCACTTACGAGTATCATTGTGACCTCCGTCTGTGTTTCCTGTGTGGTAAGAAGCCCTTTCTTGTATTGCTCAAGGACTTTCTCTAGCCTTGCTTGTGCGTCCATGCTATTTCCTTTCGGGTAAAAGAAAATCCTTACCACATACGAGTACGGGTAGGGATTTTTTCTTGGGGTCGGCTTTGACCTTGGAGCCACTATATCATGGCTCTGACCAGCACTTTTACCAAAATCCTTCCTCACCCGAACCCGACACCTGCGCGTATGTGAGTGCGTGACGACTATGTATGTACCGCGCGTGTGTGGGTTTCGCCTGTGCAAGCGCCCGACACGCCCGAACGCGTGGGTGGGTGGGTGAGCGTGGCGAGCGTGAGCGCGTAGGTGGGTGCGTGTGTGAGCGTGTCGGTGCGTGGGTGCGAGAGCGTGGGAGAGCGCGTACAAGGCCAAGCGTGCGCCAGCGTGGGAAAGAGAGAGACAAGCGCCAGCGCCAAGCCAGCGAGCGCCAAGACTCAGCGCCAGCCAGTAACACCGCCGACACAAACCAACCCACACAAACCAAGAGCCAACCGACCAACCGACCAGCCAGCGCCCCGCGCCATATCCCTAAATCGATCAACCTCTCCACCCTTCCTCCCTTGCAGCTCCAATCCAGGTCCTCAATAGCTCCGAAGTTGATCAACGGAAACACCCAAAAAAAGACCCGTTCAATGCTAGGAAAAGGGGAAGCTTTATGGTCTAATTCTCTTGTGGGTCAAACCCCCCACAGAAAAGCAGGGAATATCGTGAAGGAAAAAATGCAGGAGTGGGCAAAAGCCAACTGGGGCAACCTTTCAGAGAAGAGCGCGAAGTCAGCAATCAACCGCGTCATTGCAGTAATCGAAAAGAACCCAACAAGCCTCAAAAGCGCCCTAGTCGGCCTTACTCAATCGCTGAACGCCCTCGCCTCAAAAGAGGACACCACCGAGCAAGACACCGCCGAATTGTGGTTCATCTCGGAGTTTATGACCGCCATGTTGCTTCCAATCGCCGAACACATAGACGCGATTACCAAAGCCAACGCCAGCACAAAAGCCAGCACAAAGCCACGCAAGCGCGCCGAAGTGTGGGCAGACTCGAAAGAGGAAGCAATCGCAATCAAGCAAGCGCTAGAGCCAGCCAAGCCAACCCGCAAGCCACGCGGAGCAGATACGCCAGCCCTAGAGGTCGAGAGCGACCTTCTCCGCGCCCTCGCAACGCTCAAGAGCGCAGGGCTTATCTAATGACCGCGCTAGACATGCTCGCAGTCATCATTGCGCTAAGCGTCTCCATGACGCTCATCATCACCACCGCAATTCAGAACGCACGCCTCACACGCTCAAGAGATGAGTGGCGAACCCTCGCCATGCGCGCCTGCTACGAGTGCGGGAACACCGCAACCAGATAGTCAGCCAACACAAACTAAGCCCCGTACGCGAACCCACGCGTGCGGGGTTTTTTAATGCCCGCGCGGGTCGCTGAGCGTGCCACGCGTAAAAAAATCGCCGCGTTCCACGCGGGGACGCCCTGCAGGCGTGGCTAATGGTGTCGCTATCGCGACCCCACTCTTTTAAACGGCTGCGCCGTATGTGATACACTATCGCATTATAATATTTTTCCAGTATTTGCCCGATATGCCCGATATGTATAGTAGTATTATAACAATTTGGTAACAAAGCGTTCGTTTTGTCGTTCTGAACGGGTTAGTATATATAGGAAGTAAATAAACGAACGGCTACTGTGAGTGAGTTTATCTGGCTGTGAGTGGGTGGTTAAGACAGCCGATAGGCTGGCTTAGTGCCAGCCACGAACCATAGGGGTTAGCGAGGCTCGCGTTGCGAGCCGAGCGATAAAGGGGATTTTTAATAAGGGAGTTATAGTGGTTGCTAAGGGTGGTAAAGAGCATCATAACGTGGTGGCCTTGCGAGAGGCAAAGTCTAAGGTTATTGATTATATCAAGCAAGGACTAGATTTACAGGACTCATTAGCAAGAGCAGGCCGTAAGCCAGATGTCATGAAAGACTGGCGCAAAGACCCTGCCTTTATGAAGCTACTAGAGGCAGCAAGGACTGAAGGGCAGAAAACCCTGAGCATTGTCTCAGGAGATGCCAAGTTTAAGATAGGCTTTGAGGAGTTCTCTAGGGAGTTTCTGGATAGCCCTATCTTCCCGCATCACCAATCTTGGGTGGATTTGCTAGAAGGCAAAGAACCTTCTTACCTACACGATGCAATGACCTATGACCCAGCCTCCAAGAAGCGCCTTCTGATAAACGTACCCCCCGAGCATGCCAAATCCACGGTCATCACAGTCAACTACTGTGTCTATCGCATAGCCATGGACCCGAACATCAAGATTACTATTGTTTCTAAAACACAGGAGCGCGCAAAAGAATATCTCTACTCCATCAAGCAAAGGCTTAGCCATGAACGCTGGGCCAAACTACAGGCCGTCTATGGCTCTGCTGGTGGTTGGAAAGAGGACGCTGATACCTGGAAGGCTGACCGAATCTATTTAAGCCGTGACTCAACGGAAAAAGACCCGACTGTTCAAGCCTTAGGTATCGGCGGTCAAATTACTGGAGCACGTTCAAACCTTATCATCCTAGATGACGTGGTGACTACATCCAATGCCCATGAGTGGGAGAAGCAACTTACTTGGTTGCAACGAGATGTAGTAACTCGACTTGGAGATAGTGGACGCCTCTTGGTCGTAGGAACCCGTATTGCTGCTAATGACTTGTACCGTGAGATTAGAAGTCCTGAGCATTGGGTGGGTGGCAAGTCTCCATTTACTTACCTAGCAATGCCAGCGGTGCTTGAGTTTAATGAAGACCCAGAAGATTGGGTTACACTATGGCCTGCGTCACAGATTCCTTGGGAGGGTCTAGATGAAGAAGCAGTTCCAGATGAGAACGGTCTGTATCCTAAGTGGAACGGGCCAGCACTATTCAGACGAAGAAGTGAAGTTAGCGCTTCTGCTTGGGCACTCGTTTACCAGCAACAGGACATACAAGAGGATTCTATCTTTTCCCCTGTCTGCGTACAAGGTTCAATCAACGGGATGCGAAAGCGCGGCCCACTAAAACCAGGCGCTGCAGGACATCCAGCCCCAGGGGCCTGGTATACAATTATGGGACTTGACCCTGCTATGTCAGGTAACACCGCAGCAGTGATTATGACTGTGGATAGACAAACTCGTAAGCGTTATATTCTAGATGTAGAAAACATGAGAGAGCCTAGCCCTCAAAAGATTCAACACTTGATTGAAGACTGGGTTACTAAGTATCAACCACAAGAATTGCGTATTGAGACCAATGCTCATCAGAAGGCATATGCCCTAGATGATGACTTGCGCTCATACCTTGCTAACTCTGGCGTGAAGTTCTCTAGTCAGTTTACTGGCAAGAACAAATGGGACACTTCTTTCGGCGTAGCGGCTATGTCTGGCCTATTTGGTACTGCGCGTAATAACACTCATCAAGATGATAACTTACTTGAACTTCCTTCACAGGAAGGTTCAGAAGGCATTAAGTCATTGATTCAACAATTGATTACTTGGAAGCCTGACACTAAAGGTAAGACAGACTGCGTCATGGCATTGTGGTTCTGCGAACTGCGTGCTAAAGAAATTATTGGAAATGCAAGTATCAATCAGTCCTATTTGAATAACAAATGGGCTACAAGAGCACAGACTCAGAATCGTTACGTGGTAAACGTCAACGATTATGAATTCTCAATATACGAATAGGAAATAATATGCCATCCCCAAGACCATCAGTTGTAGTAAAGCCTCCATCAAAAGATACACAAAGCAAAATGGATGCTGTCCGCACTAAAGAAGGTTTAAAGCGTCAAGAAAATGCTCGTATTAATAAAGCCGCACAAAGACTGCTTGATAAAACAGGTAAAGCCGTAGTAGACCAATCACGTGCTGGAGCACGTACTACTGCTGGCATCTCTGGCAAAAGTGGAATTAATGTTGGTAAAATGTTTAGAGGCGGCGGCGGCATAGGAATGTTCGGCCTACCAAAGAATAAATAATTTTTTTAATTAATCGTTAGGATATCATGACAGACATTGACAGCATTGCGCGACGCGTAGAGAACCTTAAGGTACGCTTTGCCGCACGCGATAAACGCATGGCTGATGTTATGGCTGTTCGCAAGGGCAATATTGCATCTATCTTCCCAGATATGTTCCCAGATAACATGGAACACCCTATGATTGCTAACTTTATTGACGTTGCTGCCCGCGATTTGGCTGAAGTACTTGCGCCGTTGCCTTCATTTAATTGTTCTGCAACTAACATTACTTCTGATAGAGGTCGCACTTTTGCTGACAAGCGTGGAATGATAGCCAACAACTATGTCTATACCTCACGGCTACAGTCACAGATGTACTGGGGTGCTGATTGGTACTTCTCATACGGATTCCTGCCTATTCACGTAGAGCCAGACTTTGAAACTAACCTGCCACGTATTCGCGTGGAAGACCCTATGGGTGTTTACCCTGAATTTGACAGATTTGGTCGCTGTATTGCATACTCAAAGCGTTATATTAAGACTATTGGCGAACTTGCCAATGAATACCCTGAGTATGCCCGCACTATCCTAGGTGAACTGGGTTGGAATCAAAACACTAACTCACCTATTGAACTTATTCGCTATATGGATAAAGATGTAACAGTATTCTATATCCCAATGCGCCATAATCTTATTCTTAACGAGGCAAGAAACTTGTTAGGCAAAATGACAGTACACATTGCACGCCGTCCAGCCATTGATGATGACACGCGCGGACAGTTTGATGATGTTATCTATGTGCAA